TGCAGTTTCATTACTCCACTGCCAGTTACGCCAGTTCAGGATATGAGAATATCATTAATGTGTGTCCTGCAAACGGGGTGACTCTCAACCAATGGCATCAGTTTGCCATTGCCTATTCCAATCAGGGCGGTTCTGCCGCAATCGCCTCATACTGGAACGGAAATCGTCATGCACAAACCACTGGTCTGTCAGGAAACATCAGGAATAGCACCGCGCCGTTCATGGTAGGCAGCGGTGTGTCTGGCGATAAGCCCTTGAAGGGCTGGCTTGAGCATCTGATGGTCAGTGCTGGTGGAGTGAGCCTTGCGCTGCGTGAGTTCACGCACGGACTCACGGCTCCTATTTCCACGAATCAGTTTGCTGGCGACTATACGATATACGCCATGAACATGAACGGACCGCTCGGCAGCAGTTTGATTCCTGTTGCGAACGCAAATCGTGTCATTTCCACCTATACATGGACAGAGCGCACAAACGCACGAATCGGTGCAGGAAACATTGTGCGTGAAGAGTTGGCGGTTGGCGGAACATCTGGAATGTTCGTTGGAGTCTGCGGCGGTCACGCGGTTTCTGGTGGCAGTGCGGGATACCTGTTTGGTTACGACAGCGGGGCTTGCATGATTGTCAGTGGAGTAGAAGAACTCAATGGGGTGACAGCAGCCCGACAGATAAAGCAGTCACTTTCAGATTTTTCCGTGCAGTACCTTCTCGGATCAACAACGATGAACGGAGTTTCAGGAGGATCTGGAGATTTCCTAAGACTGCTTTCTGTTGGACAGGTGGGGTTCTGCGGTGACAGATTCTCGTTCTTGCCTACGGACTCCAATGTGGATTCGCTCAAGACCATATACGACAACATCACTATAAATGGAAGCACTGCCACATATTCCATAGCCGATTACAGTGGCACAATATACACATTTGCTACTGCTGGTGTCAAGGCACTGTATCAAGATGTCGTGGAATACCGAACCACCGCACAGACGGTGTTTGGATCGGTAAAGACGGCAATCTCCACACAGACATCAGTAGAAAATGTCCGCAAACTCGGAGGTGTTTCAACTGAAGGTACTGTTGCCAAGATTGCCCCTGCAATCGCTGACAATGGCTTCCTCCTATTGAGCGGAAAGGCAAAAGCCACAAAGAAGACCAACACTCCAGAACAGCAGAACAAGCCAAAGAATATCCCACAGGCATATCTACCACTCGGAGAGGAGTGAGGTGAATGCGACTCGTACACTATGGAACAGATGGCGACATTACCTTAAACGACCACTCCTATCGTTTCTGTGATTTTTTGAAACTAGAGGCGCATTACAGCGCACCCTACGGGTTTCCAACGCGGGTGTACGAGCGGGGAGTGCAGCACTTCATCACCAACGGACACACGATGGTGCATCTGCCTCTGATTGATCCTGAATGCGACCGCATATGCAACCGAGAGGGTGAACTGGCAAGACTGGTTGCCATGCTTCGCGCAGACGAGTAACTTGCGGGTCTTCTAAATACTCCAAAGGAGACACGATGGCGAAGCCTACCACACGACAAGAGTTCAAGGAATACTGCCTCCGCGCACTCGGTGCGCCTGTCATTGAGATCAATGTGGACGATTCCCAAGTGGAAGACCGTATTGATCAGGCTATCCAATACTTCAATGACTGGAACTCGCTTGGTATGCAGCGTCAGTACTGGAAGTATCAGATCACGCAGCAGGACATCACGAATCAGTACATTGACACGAACTCGCTTGATCCGAACGGACCGCAGATCGCAAACATCACGCGAGTGTTTCAGATCGGCTTCAACCTACAGATCAACAACATCTTCAATATTCGCTATCAGATGGCACTGACGGACTTCTACGGACTCCGCACAGGCAACATGAACATGAACTACTATGTGTCCACGATGCAGTATATTGAGATGTTGCAGCAACTGCTTGATCCCGAAAAACAAATACGGTTCAACAAGTACAAGAACAAGTTGCAGATGGACATGAACTGGGAAGATTTTTTGTCTGGTCAGTATGTTTTGATTGAGGGATTTGCGATAGTCGATCCTGCGGAGTACAGCGAGGCGTGGAACGATCCCATGTTGAAGAAATACGCTACCGCTCTCATCAAGCAGCAGTGGGGCGCAAACCTGTCCAAGTTTGAAGGTATTCCCATGCCAGGCAATATCACATTCAATGGTCAGCGTTTGTACGAGGAAGCCACCACAGCAATACAGTCCATCGAAGAGGAAGTACTGCTGAAGTACCAAGAACCGCCTGACTTCATCACGGGATAACCATGACAGTCAATCCGTATTTTCGCAGGAACAAGAAAGGTGAGCAGTCGCTCATCGAATCACTCACGACCGAGGCGATCAAGATCCACGGTCACGAGATGGTGTACCTTCCACGCGAGAAGGTGACGGAAGACCTCATTCTCGGTGAAGAGGTTTCGGAGTTCTTGGATGCGAATCGCATAGAGATGTACCTTGAGAATGCCGAAGGGTTTGAAGGCGATTCAGAAATGTCGCGGTTCGGTCTTGATGTAAAGGACACCGCAGTATTCATCGTGTCGCGCAAGCGATTCATGGATGTGATGGGACATCATCCCGAAATACAGAGGAACGGTCGTCCGCGTGAAGGTGACATCATATTCTTTGACTACCCGTACTCCATGATGGAAATCAAGTTCGTGAAGCACGACAATCCGTTTTATCCAGGCGGTGATCGGTATTCGTTCAAACTTTCTTGTGAAGCCTTCAAGTACTCCAACGAGAAGATTGACACTGGCGAATCTGAACTGGATGCGATAATGAACATTGCATCGGATTATCTTGTTGGTATTACTCTTGGAAGTGGTTCTGGAACCTATACTCTCGGAGAAGAGGTGTACGCGGGAACTACCGCAGACAAGCACGCCTACGGACGGGTCAATGACTATACTGTTCCTGTGGTTGGGTCAAAGTCTGCGCGAGTCAATATGCAAGAGGGAACATTTGAAGTGGGCGACATTCTTGTCGGACTTGTCAGCGGTGCATCATACGCCATTGCTGGTATCTACGAAACTACGATTCGTGCAAACCACCAAGATCAGCAGGACAACGAGAGTCTTGAACTAGAACAGCGGCGCGACAACATCTTTGACTTTACGGAAAAGGATCCGTTCTCGGAGGGTGAATACTGATGTTCACGAACTTCTACAACGGCTCCATTCGGCGCATGGTGGTTGCTTTCGGCTCACTGTTCAATCAGATTTACATTGACAAGGCAGAGAGCAGCGGAACCAAGACGATGCTTGTACCCATTTCGTATGCTCCCAAAGAGAAGTACAAGGTGCGTCTCGCGGGTGATCCATCATTCACCAATCCCAATCAGATAGTCCTGCCCCGCATGGCTTTTGAAATCACGGGATATGTCTACGATTCTGCCCGCAAGCGCAACAGCATGAACCGCCATGTGGTTCGTCCAAGCACCAGCAATCCTAGCGGAGTGGACTACACATTCGCAGAAGTTCCGTACAACATTGACTTTGCGCTGTACATCTATGTGCGAAACATGGAAGACGGATTGCGTATCGTGGAGCAGATACTGCCGTTCTTTGCGCCAGAGTTCGTTGTCACGGTGAACTTTGACGACATCAATCGCAAGGTAGATGTTCCCATCTACCTAAACTCGGTTTCATCGGAAGAGGACTACGAGGGCGATTTTGAGACACGCCGCTCTATTATCTTCACCCTGAACTTCACGATGAAGACCTATCTGTTCGGTGCAAAAAAGAACTACAAGGAGATCCGCGTGGTTCAGGCGGGTCTATGGAATGCCGATGTGTTCGGAGACAGTTTTGTCGGCGGTATCACATATCTGCCTGGCAACACCACGGACACCCCAAACTATCTCAGCGTCATCACAGGCATCAGCGGTCCAAGCGGCGCAAGTTCGAACGCCAACAACTACGATCCATATGCAAAGGTATATCAGCCGCAGAGCGGTGGCGGTACAACATACGCGGCTGGCATGGCTTCGGGAGGCATTACAGTAGATTGGAATCTTTGAAAGGTAGACCATGAGTGGATTTGACAATATTGAAAAGGCACTTGGCGTGGAGTCAAGCAAGCCCCTCACTGGCGAGGGTATTCCTCAAAACGCAATCGTTGCAAAGGTTGACCCCGTTCCGCTCACGGACGAGCGACTTGAGAAAGACCTCAAGACCGACTATCAGTTGGTGCGCGACAACCTGAAGGAACTTGTTGACATGGGCAAGAACGCCCTTGATGGCGTGATTCAGGTGGCACAGGAAGGCGACTCGCCCCGTGCCTACGAGGTTGTGGCACAGATGATCAAGACCCTTTCCGAAACCAATCGGGAACTCATGGACTTGCACAACCGCGTGAAGACCATCCGCAAGGTGGATCAGAGCGTTACAAACAACAGCACCACCAATCAGTCCATCTATGTGGGTTCCACAAAGGAACTTCAGGACATCATCAACTCTGCTCGCTCTTCTACAAAGGCGTTTGACAATCGCCCCGATGTTCGTGATGTAATCCAAGGTGACAAGAACAATGAGTAAGAAAAGCACGAAGTATCTCGGCAACTCAAACCTCAAAGCGGCAGGAGTGAATGTAAACTTCTCGCCCGAGCAGATTGAAGAGTATGTGAAATGCTCCCAAGATCCGCTGTACTTCATCAAGAACTATGTGAAGATCGTGTCTCTTGACAAGGGCTTGGTGCCGTTTGAGCCGTATGACTATCAGGAGAACATGATCCGCACCATTCACGAAAACCGCTTCGTGATCGGCAAACTGCCCCGTCAGACAGGTAAATCCACCACGATCATCGCGTATCTGCTCCACTATGTGCTGTTCAATCAGAGCATGAGCGTTGCGATCCTTGCGAACAAGTTGACCACGGCACGCGAACTGCTTGGGCGTTTGCAGTTGGCATACGAGTATCTGCCCATGTGGTTGCAGCAGGGCGTGGTGGAATGGAACAAGGGATCAATCGTATTGGAGAACGGCTCCAAGATTCTTGCATCAGCCACATCATCGTCTGCGGTGCGTGGTGGATCGTTCAACTACATCTTCCTTGACGAGTTTGCGTATGTGCCGCAGAATGTCGCAGAAGAGTTCTTCTCGTCCGTGTATCCTACGATCACCAGCGGTCAAAGCACGAAGGTCACGATCATTTCAACGCCCAAGGGCTTGAATATGTTCTACCGTTTCTGGGTGAACGCGAACAAGAAGACAGGCGAAGAGGGCAAGAACGAGTATGTGCCGATGGAGGTGCATTGGAGCGATGTGCCTGGTCGTGACGACAAGTGGAAGGCACAGACGATTGCGAACACCTCCGAAGAGCAGTTCCGCACGGAGTTTGAGTGCGAGTTCCTTGGCTCCATGCACACCCTTGTGCATCCTGAAAAACTCAAGTGCATGGTGTATCGCACTCCTGAATACTGGAACGGTGAGGGGCTGCGGGTGTATCAGAAGCCCGTCTCGGACCACAAATATGTGATAGTGGTGGACACGGCGCGGGGACAGGGACTGGACTACCACGCATTCTCTGTGGTGGATGTCACCTCTATACCGTATCGGGTGGTGGCTACATTCAGAAATAACGAGATGCCGCCCATGTTGTATCCTAATGCCATCTACCCCATCTGCCGACAGTACAACAATGCGTACTGTCTGGTGGAGGTGAACGACATCGGGGGTCAGGTAGCCGACATTCTTCACGATGAACTGGAGTACGACAACATCATCTATGTGTCCACCCAAGGGCGCAAGGGACAGATAGTTAACGGCGGATTCGGCGGCAAGGGTGGAGCCATGAAGGGCGTGAAAACCTCTACGGCAGTGAAGCGCATCGGCTGCTCCATTCTGAAGAGCCTCATAGAAGACACCAAACTCATCGTGGAAGACTTCAACACGGTGGACGAGTTCTGCTCGTTCGTGGCTAAAGGCGACTCGTTTGAAGCAGAAGAAACCCACCATGACGATCTGGTGATGACGCTGGTGCTGTTTTCGTGGCTTACCACACAGGCATATTTCAAATCTATTACGGGCAGCGACATCCGAAAAGACCTGTATGAGGATCAGATGAAAGTGCTTGAGGAGGAGATGACACCCTTTGGATTCGTGGAGGACGGCAGTTCAAGCAACACATTCACGGACGGCAGCGGAACCGCTTGGCGGCTAGGAGCAGGGGAAAACCTAGATATGGGGTGGAGTTTCTGACCCACTTCGTGAACCCTTCAAAATAATACATACAAGCAGAAGCGCAGTCAAAGAATTGACTTCTTCACGAAGGAGAACTACAAATGGCATTTAGAGTAAGCCCTGGCGTAAGCATTAAAGAGGTTGACCTGACCACGATTGTCCCCGCAGTAGCCACCACACCTGGCGGTTTTGCGGGTTACTTCCACTGGGGTCCAACGGACGAGATCGTCACCGTTACCCAGCAGACCGAACTTGCAAATATTTTCGGAAAACCAACTAACATCAACTTCGTTGATTTCTTTACCGCAGGAAACTTCCTGTCCTACGGCAACAACTGTCAGGTCGTGCGCGTGGTGGGTTCTACCGCCAACAACGCCAGCGTCACCAAGGCAGGCGTGTGCTACGCCGCTGCTTGGGGTGGATTTGTTCTCAAGAATGAGACTAACTTCAACAGCAGCGGCACGGTCACCACTGCCGCCGATAGTACTCTGTTTGCTGCAAAATATCCTGGCGCACTCGGATCGTCCCTGAAGGTTGTTGTTACCAACGGCGCAGGAACCACAACGGGAACCCTTGCGGTGGCATCGGCACAAGGCGCAACCTTCTTGCGGCTTGTTACTGGCTCTAGCGCAGACAAGAAGTATTTCTCGGTTGGTGACGAAATTACCTTCACGGATGGCACTAGTGTTGCGGTGTCAGGTATTCGCAGACTAACAAGTGGAACCACATCATCTGTTGCTTATACTGCTGTTTCTCCCACATACAAGGACTTCTTTGGTGTCACCAGCGGATTCAATGCTGCTACGGCAAACATCACTGGTACGGGGCTGTCTGCCGACCACATCTATGTGGATCTTGAGACTTTGCTGCCAGTAGCACAAAATGCAAGTGCAGCAGTCACCATCAAGAGCGCATACGCCAAGAAGATCGGATCCAACGCCACCGTCACCCCATACGCATCAGATGCGGGTGGAACTGCGGATCTGGTCAATGTGCTTGTGCTAGACAAGGATGGCTTGTGGACGGGAACGCAGAACACCGTCATTGAGAAGTTTGAAGGCTTGTCCCGTGCATCAGATGCCCGCAAGTTTGACGGCAGCAGCAACTACTATAAGACGGTCATCAACGATCAGTCCGACTATGTGTGGGCTTTGTCTGCCGACCTTGCAGCAAACGGAGCAAGCGCAGCCACCTTCACGAACTGGACGGCAATCGGACCTGCTCTTGCCCCCGAAACCGCAGTTGGTGCGGGAGTCAACTCGCTCCACCTCACGGGTGGAGCCGATTCTGTGCCAACGGATGCGATCCGCTGGTCAAGCGGTTGGAGCAAGTTTGCCGATGCGGACGCAGTGGATGTCTCCCTGCTTCCTATGGGCAATGCTTCGGTTACCCTTGCGGAACTTGTCGTGCAGAATGTGTGCGAGAAGCGTCTGGACTGCATCGCGTTCGTGTCTCCTCTACAGAACGATGTAGAGAACACACTTCCGTATGCTGCCCTGAACAACATCAAGACCTTCCGCGACAGCGAGTTTGACCTGAACTCATCCTATGCGGTGATTGACAGCGGTTGGAAGTATCAGTTGGACACCTACAACAACCTTATCCGTGTGCTGCCGCTGAACGCGGACATCGCGGGTCTGGTTGCTCGTACCGAGTTCACGGACGAGGCGTGGTTCTCGCCCGCAGGCTTCAACCGTGGTCAGATCAAGAATGTCGTCAAGTTGGCGTACAA